TTACTCTCCGTTTTTATGCTTCTAGATGCTTTCTATAGCTTCCTGGAATGCTGGTATAAAGGCATTCTGGGATTTTTGTTTCCTTTTATTTTCGGTTGTTTTTTTCCTCCGGTGCACAAAATGTGCACAAGCTAAAGTCTCGAAAGTGCTTGTAGCGTCTGGGATACCTGCTCTTTTCTTTGATCTTCAAGAAGATGAGCGTAGACTTTTTGAGTGATCATTGTATTGGCATGCCCAAGTCTTTTTGAAATATAGTTAATGTCAACGTGATTGGCAATCAAATAGGAAACGTGAGTGTGTCTAAGCCCATGGAAAGTAATCGCGGGGGAAATGTCGAGAGTCTTCTCGATCGTCCTTAGATCCTTATTAATTGCCGTGCTCGATAGCATGTTATGCCGTATGCTGCGAAATAATAGTTGTTTGCTATCACGATATCCCTGAGCAAGGTAGACCTCTTGCTGTTCTTTCTTGAGACGTAAAAGCAAGTCTGCAAGTTCTCTCGTGATGTCGATGTCACGTACACTTGATTTGTTCTTAGTAGCAGCAAATCCGCTGCCATATCTGTGATCCCACGTTCTGGTAATGTGCACAACGCGCTTTTTAAGATCAACATGATCCCACGTGAGCCCAAGAACTTCAGAATACCTAGCTCCGGTCAGTGCCCCAGTTGCGATGATGTAGTAAGCAATATGCTCGTAGTCTGAAAATTCTAGGCAGTAATTGACGAGCTTGCGCAAATCCTTTACTTGCAAATATTTGATGATTCCTGCTTGCCCCTCATTACCAGTGAGGACAACGTTATGAGTGAAGTTAGTATATATTATTTGGTCATCGACGGCAGAATCAGCCATTGAGCGAACATAGCCATTCAATTTGCTGACTGTATCTTTAGCCCTTTTTTTGCCAAACTCATTGATAAATGCCTGCCAGTCTGATTTTGAAATTGATTTTAGTTCACGGCTTTCGCCCCAATAGGCTAATAACTGTTTACGAATTGTTTTATACCGGGCTTCGGTGATACGAGAATGCTTACCAGATTTGTACAGCTCAATCCATTTGTCCCAGTAGTCGATTAACGTTATCTTGTTAAGATCCAAATTTGCACCGCGATTATGCTGACGTTCGACTTCGGTTGCCGCTATATCAGCAGCTTTTTTTGAGGGGAAGCCACCCTTGTTGACATACTTGCGTGTTCCATCATTATCCTTGTAAGAGACACGATATTGCCATTTTTTGCCACGTTTACTAATGCTGGCCATCATTTACACCTCCTTGTGCTATAATACAGACGGGTGCTATTGCACCCACCATACAGTCACGTTCTTTTTAGCGTCTACCCATTCGGTGGGGTAGGCGCTTTTTTATTCTATTATATGGTTAGTCATTGCTAACGAGGTCATGCAAGAAATCGGAGTTTTCCTTGATAATTGAGTAGATCAAATGCCGCTGACTATCAACGTTGTGTCTTGCGGCTGGATGTTGGCAATCTACGACTAACATTTTGCTATATCTCTCAAACCTCTTATTGAAGCCATTCGCTGAGCTTTCATATTTTTGACTTTGATTAGCGTCATTAAAAATGAATTTTTTAACTTCGTCATATGTCCCGCCACACAAAACAACATGTGGATTATACAAATCAATTTGCCTTTTTATGAATTGTGCAGTATAGGGTAACTCGTTGGCAAAACCAGTTTTACCACAGTACGCAGATTCCGTATTTGATTCTCTTTTCAAGTTAATCCAGGCAATGGTGGAAAGCTGTTGTGCTCTGAACTGTTTGGTTGCATGATCAATTGGAAATTCATTTCCAGCATATGCTTCTCTTATGATATGAATCCATTTTGAAGCATTTTCTAGCGATGGATTTCTGTTTTGTGCCTGGCCAGCGCCTCCATGTGAAAGGTAGTCTATCCATCCAGTATCAATGCATTCTTTTTTTGCATTGGGACCGCTCGAATAGCTTTCTCGGCCAATAATCAGAATATGAAGCGGTATCGAGTAATATTTTTTTGCATCGATAAGTCCGTCACATACAAAATGAGTGTAAGGATTCCCCTCAGTTGAATGATAGGTCTGATCCAAAATCTCAGCTTGTTGATTTAGTGCATCTTGGTAATTCACAGCGAAAGCCTTCTTTATTTTTTAATTTGGGACAAGATTATTTCTGCTTACGTGCGCTCTGCTGACATTTATCACAGTTCAGTTAAACAGCTCGGCGCTTTATCCATTCAAGACCATTCAGTTAAATATTTTGATGGTTTCATCATGACCGGTGTCATCATCGCAAGCTGTTGTTGTGCCAACCAACAAAACGACGAATAAGACAGTAACTATCTTTCTTAGCATAATGACTCACATCCTTTATTTGGTATGCGAAACAAGCCCCACTCTCCGGCTTGCACGGGGACGCCGCTTGCGTGGGGGAAGCTAAATGGCAAAGGGCAAAGCTAGGGGGAAAAGTCTATTTGTGTTACAATGTGGGCACAATCTAGGAAAAGGGGGGTTAATAATGAAAGGAAAAATTTGCAATGTTGGTCAATTGCTTGATTATCTTCTCAGCCTACCGCGTGACGCCTCTATCGAAACAATTTCGACCGGATCGGATTTGCTTCCGTTGAATGGCGGCCTCGAAATCGGTGAAGAGATCAGTTTTGATGAATTTGAAAAGGTCTTAAGCTTATGCCTATAATTTAGGTATGTTTTCTGCGATAGTGATAGCATCTATTTCTTTAGTGGCAATTTCTTCAATTCTGGTATTAAGTTCATTAACATCTGAGAAAAGTTGCATATCTGGTAAGAGGATAGTAGTCGATTGGGTAAGTTGGTTTATGATTTCTTGCGTGTTATTGGAAGCCAAATCGGACTCCATCAATGCTGCAGTTGCTAATTGCATTTTGTATTCAGGGAGCCACGGTAGCAGATGCCTACCGTTATCTGCTGAATGGTACCATCGAATTGTTGCGATTGAGACGTGCTTATAGATTGCAACAAGCAGTTTATTAACGTCACTTGCTTGCGGTATCTTGGCAGCATGGATGATGTCGTCACGGATGTGTGACATTTTTTCAAATTTTCTCTGCTGAATTATACTGCCTGTGTTTAGCTGATATAGATATGCATAGGCACCGATAATTCGCGTGGAATTTCCCATCACTAGTTTGTTCGAAGCCACTTTATCATAGAGCGGTTTTACATCCTTAGGTTGGTCCGTTGATACCCAAGTGCTTGCTTGTATAAACAATTTCATGAAATCTTCAAGGGCTGCATACCCCGATGCGGCAGCTTCATATAGTTGTCCAGCCTGAAAAGATCTAAGGGCGTGAGCCAGGATAAAAGGATACTTGCCTTCACGAGGGAAGATATTTATTGAGTGGCCATCCGTACATGTGGCTTTAATGAAATCCGCATCAGTGACTTCGCCAGTCATTCGAGATATATGAACGTGACTAATGTCAGGTTTACGACTTTGTATTAGGCATTTTGGACAAATTGTTTCATACTCTATCATGTAAATCGCACTTTCTTAACCTCTCGTTTAGTGAGAGGCTTTTTTGTTAGCTTTTAACGTCAGTCACATTTGGACGTAGCCCCACTCTCCGGCTTGCACGGGGACGCCGCTTGCGTGGGGGAAGGGACTAATCACCATAGTCGTCGGGAGCGGTTCCGGCGTCATCAATCTTCTTGGCCAAAGCCAATGGAACTGTGATTTTGCCACCCATGGTAGATTTGTAAGTGGTGGTACCCAAGCTTTCAGCATAGAAGGTGATCTTGTCATTTTCTAGAATGCGAGAGCCGTTCATAATATCTGGATCATAACCGACCATAATTACATTGTCATAATTACCATCAACTGCAACACGCAAATCAGTTTCATCGTCACCCTCAACGACTTGAATAACTTCGCCTGTTAAAGTGATGTTCTTGCCCTTGTAGTCGTCTGGAGTCCGTGCCAACTGTTCATAAGTGATCCCAGTGTTGTAGTCAGCTGCGTTGAATGTTTCTGTGCTTGATGATTCTTCATCATCAGAGTCATCGCTATCAGTGTCTTCGTAACTGTCATCATCATCTTGTGACGACTCGACCTTTGACGATTCAGCTTTTGAAGACGAACTAGACGCAGCTGACCTCTTGCTTTCTCCCGAGTAGGTGCCAATCCAAAAAAAGATTGCAATAAATGCTACCGCCGACAATGCGGTAATAATAAGGTTCCGCTTTAGTTTTCTCGGATCCTTTCTTTGAACTATAGACAATGTGCCAAATATTGCAGCCAATAGGAGCGATCCCAAAAAGGCAATTAAGATAAGTAGTTCCATTATTCCCCTCCAAAAAAATCCAGCTTTTAGCGTCAATCAGGGTTTGGACGTAAGATTATTTTTTATAAAACGACTGTGTATACGACAACCCTGCCAATGATCTTGATATTCTCTTCTTCAAGGTCTTCATAGGTGTACATGATGGGGCTAAATCTTTTATCAGTTGAATCCGGAATGAAGGTAACAATCTGCTTTTGACGATCATTATAGAAATATTTGACTGCGTAGTCACCATCATCTGCAAAGACAACTATGTCGCCGTCTTTAAGGTCTTGAATGTCGTTGTACTGTTTGACTGCTATTAAAGAGCCATCAGGAATTGTTTGGTTCATTGATTCGCCGTTTATATGCATCATTAATATGCTACTGTCTCCGGCATATCTTCCCATAACACTATCTGGCAGTTGAATCGTTTCAACGTCATCGGAAGTTAGCGGATCGACATTGCACAAGATTCCAGCCGATATATCAGCGGGAATGTATGGATAAGAGTGAACATTTAGTTTTTTGACTTTAAAAGGATCTACAGGAGAAACTCCTATTAGGCTTTCCGGAGTTGTGTGTAAAGCACTTGCAAATTTATCAACATAGTTTAATGGAAACTCACGCGTTCCATTGAAGTAGCGAGACACAGACGATTTTGCCATGTCAACACGGCGTGCTAGTTCACTGATTGAAATCCCTTCACGGTTGCGAAGATCATTCAAAGTCTTGATTATTTCATCATTTGTTTTCATGTATCTCACCTCAAGAATGATTTTAACACCGTTCCCGATTGTGCACAATAGGGGCACCAAAAAACAATATCTGAATATTTTTTTGAAATAATCGTTGACACATGGGAACACGGATGATATTCTTTAGATGTTCCCAAAAGGAAACGAAAGGAGACAATACAATGACACTAAATTTAAAGCGTCTTCGCGCTGAACGTATCGCAAAAGGAATGAACCAAGACGAAATGGCGAAAGCTATGGGATGGCATACCCGCTCTTCGTACGCTAAGCGTGAGAACGGTATTACAACAATTAGCGCTACCGAATTAGTAAAAATGGCAAGCATTTTGGGATACGGCGCCAATCAACTGGATCTTTTTTTTACGGATAACGTTCCCAATAGAGAACGAAAGGGGGAGACAGTATGAACGAACGCAATGAAAAAAAGCAAGCACCTTATGAACAAGAGATGCTTGCACAAATAGCATTGAGCTTGATCGCTAGCATGAGCGAATTGTCGCTCGATCAAGAAGAAGCAGCTCTGAAAACCGCTTTGTCACTCATTGGGCGTTAGGAGGCAGTTTAAAAAGGGAGAAAAAGTCATTGGAGACATTTGCATTGATATTTAGCCTAGCATGCCTCGTGATTAACGTTGTTTGCTTGATAGGCGTCATTTATATGAACTCGAAGATGTAAAACGTTTGTTCGACCACTGATAAGGAGAAGGCAAAATAATGTATATCAACCAAGCGATTAAGAAAGCGGAGACGCAAAAACGAGGGATTACTCGTAAGGTGTGGTTCCCTCGTCCGATGATTCTTATACCGACCAATACAAACGCTGGGTTCCTCATGACATCAATAGGACAAGATCCAGGGCAAAAATGGGTGCCATACAGCGATGATCTCACGGCTAATGACTGGATCCCATACGGCTAAAAGAACGGAATTAGTTTTTTGACACCATTAATGGCATCAAGAACCTTTTTGACATCATTGCCAAACTTTTGTTCACGCCACGCAATAGCCTGTGTGGTGATGAACGAATTGTAATAACAATTGTCGCCCGGCCAGAGTTTCATAAAGCCAGCGTCTCGAAGCTCAGCCATCGTAAACGAAACATCCGGCAGGGACCACTGAGGCATAACGTCATCACGAACTTGCTGTGTAGAACCCATTGTTGTTGCATCATTCTTTGATTTTCCATCAGTAACACTTTCCAAGTATTTTGACGATAGCTGTAACAGCAAATACTTTGCATCGTTTGTAAGACGTTCGTATTCATCATTCATATATATCATCTCCTTCCCACCAAATTATCTGCCAAGGGAAGGCCAAAAGAAAGAAGGAAGCACATTGAATGAACCACAACCAATTGAACAAAACGGCCAGCGTGTACTGACCACCGAACAACTAGCGGAACTCTATGGAACTACAGCAAATGTTATCAAGAACAATTTTGCCAACAACAAGGGCAAGTTCATTTCGGGTAAGCACTACTTTTTGCTTGAAGGTCAGACACTAAAAGACTTCAAGGACCAAGTCAAAGATTTTGACCTGGTGCCATATCGCACGGCTCACCTGTATCTCTGGACTCGCCGTGGTGCCGCACGTCACTCAAAAATGCTTGGCACAGATCAAGCTTGGGATATGTTCGATGGTCTGGAAGAAAACTACTTTAATCCGAAAGCCCGGCTGCCCCAGACACCAGAAGAAAAGCTTGCTTTAACCATGGAAGTTGCTACTCGAACTGTAAAACGGATTGAAAAGCTTGATGGTCGTGTCACTGATCTGGAAGAGAAGGCTTTGCTGGCACCAGGTGAATATAACTACATCAGCAAACAAGTCAATCGAGCTGTTGCAAATTATCTGGACGTACATCACTGCAAACTCAACGCAAAACAGCGCAGCCTCTTTTATCGCGATATTAACCACGGACTAAATGACTACATCGGAATCAAGACACGTACACAGTTACGTAAGAAAGACTTCGATAAGGCTGATGACTTTATCCAGAATTGGACGCCATCAACAGCAACTCTCATGAAAGCACGCGAGATTTCATTATTGGAGGACCAACAACAGGAGGCTATCTAAATGAATGAACGCCCAAAGGAAAAGTTAACCAATGTCGTTAAAGTACAGGACAAAGATGTTGAAGACCAAGTAACCGGAATGATCATTGATCTTCTCAAACAAAAAGGCTTCACATTTGCCAACTTTGAATCAGTTGTAGCACGTGTGAAGTCTCACTATCAGAACAACGCAACTATTTAGACCAGGTGTAACGGTATTGTTCGCCTGACCCATTTTCGGCAATCAGATACCAACGGCCAGCTCCAGAAACCCGAATTGTAACTGGGGACTCATCATAGTGACCTCCGAAATATGTAAAGTGGTCACCACGTTGGCGAGCATTGAAGTTTGCTTGATCCACTAAGTAAACGTTCGCAGAGTGCGGAAGTTCGACTGTAACAGCTAGAGCTCCGCTCGGATTGTCATAATAAGGGACTTGCACCATGAAGATTCACCTCCTTTCCGTTTCATTATCCGTCAGGAGGCGATCACAGGAAAGGAGAAAATGCCATGCCGTTGTTGCAGGTTGTTGAAGATGATCAGATTTCAAGCAAAAAGTATTTAGCGGTTGAAGAAGAAGAACTGGCAAAGATGATTGAGGAGAACCAAGAACTCAAACGCAAGCTAGCAGCACGAGGCATGTGGACGCTCACCACCGCAACAAGCTATGTCGAAGGACATAACAACACGTGGGTAGTTAACAATATCTTGAACGTCCCACGCTTCCACAAGTTCTTGCAAGATACCGTGGTTTCATATCCACCGCCTGGCAAAAAGGGGTATCTGTTTCATCCGAAACCATGGCTCGACTTCTTAGACAAATGGTTCCCAGAGATTTCAAGGTCACTTAGAGAGAAGGACAAATAATGATTGGTTATTTACTAATTGCTGGTGGCTTCGGCGTGATCGTTGGTCACTGCTTAGGCCACAGCGGAAATTGGAGGCAGTGGATTGAATGAAGCAGCTATAGCCAAGCTAGGTCCACTTATCTCCTACTTGTCTACCCAGGCTGAAAGCTCACGTCTCGTTGGTCATAATTACCGTCAAGGAACGGATCAGACGCGAGCTTATGCCATGGGACGAGAAGACGGCTTGCAAACCGCCATCAGCTTAATCAACGAAATAATTGGCAAAACAAAAACCGCTAAGCGCTAGCACACTTAACGGCCAAAAATGAGGTTTCACATTGAGTGACCTCATTATATCACAGAAAGAAATGAGGTAAAACAATGGCCAGAGAAATTGGCAAGCAACTTGACCGTCTTGAATCACTTGCATACAAAGTAAGAACTAATCAGTACCTCTTGGATTATTTGAGAGAATGGGCAGAAACCAAGTGCGATCTGTTCAGGGATGATGATCCTCACATGACCGATGGTGAGAAGATTCAAGACCGGCTGTTTCTAAAAGACAACTTTAAAAAATACATGGATATCTTGGGTCAAACATCACTCGATATGATCAAATTCGAAGCAGACTTAATGGATGTTCGCCAAAACATTGCCGATCAATGCTTCCATGAAGGCGGTGACGATCATGAATGAAAGCCCTAGTTACTATGCCATCATTCCAGCAGGTGTGCGCTATGACAAACAGCTACCACAAGGAGCCAAGCTTCTGTACAGCGAGATCACGGCACTCAGCAATAAGAACGGTTACTGCTGGGCATCGAACGACTATTTTGCAAAACTCTATTCGGTTAGCAATCGCACCATCAAAAGTTGGCTAAAGTGTCTAGAGGACAATTTATATATCAGCAGAGTTGTCAAGTACAAAAACGGCAGCAAGGAGATCGAACAGAGATTTATTAGTTTAGCTCCTCAATCAGAAGTCTTGCCTACCTGGGGAAAAAATCTTCACCACCCTAGTGAAGAAAACTGCCCAGAGAATAATACAAGTATTAATAAAAACATACGTGCATCCAGCACGTTAGAGAGTGACTTTGAAAAGCTTTGGAAACTGTATCCAAAGAAGATCGGCAAGAAGCCGGCACTAGCTGCGTACAAACGGGTAATGAGTAGAAAGAAGAATCCTGCTACCAACAGACAAATTCAGGATGGCATTGTGGCTTATCGACAGCTAATCAAGAGCAAAGGCACAGAGAAGCGATTTGTCAAAGACGGTAGCACTTTCTTCAACCAAGAGGCATGGAACGATTACCTTGAGGTCGTAAAGGAAGAACGAGATGAGCAGGAAGCTAGAAAGCCTAAGTTCGATCCCAAGAAAACTGCTATTGCAATGTATATCGACTACAACAGTCCTGACCGAGTGCTTGAAGAAATCCAAGCGCAGGGTATTCCAATCAATCCAGAAGATGCTAAACGTTACATTGCTGAATACGATGAAGGGAGGCAACAAGCTTGACGAAAAAGCTTTATGACCCTAGCAATCCTGAACCACATGTCATGTATGGCTTATATACGAAGCCGGAACTCATCAAGTCTGAATGGATTGATCCTAAATGGTTTAACAGCCAGCAATACGCTTCAGTAGTTGCCTACATGAACAAGTTGCCAGGTGACGTTGACACGCTGGAATTACAGGATGGTTTTGATACAGCTCATCCTGGCGTGATGTCAGTAGCAGATTGGCAATACATTATGACCAGCGATTTTGGAACCTCACGCTTTGACTGGTGGGTAGGCAAGCTGAAACGGGATTATTTCCGTAGTCAGCTCATTCAAACAGCACAAGCATACTCGGAAGAACCAAGCGAGGACAATCTTACCGCGATGATGGTTGCCTCACAGAATGCTACTGCTGCCAGTCAGACGGTAACTGAAAGTAGCATTGCTGATTTGGCAGCAGACATGGAGGAAAAAATGATCCACGGTGCTACTGACACTGGGATTAAAACGTACTTCACTCTTAACAACATTCTGGGTGGTGGTTTGATGCCGGGACGTTTGTTGACGATTGGTGCGCGCCCTGGTGTCGGTAAATCAGCATTCGCGGTTAATCTCATCGTTGAGGCTTTGAAACAGCAACCGGAATTGACAGTTGATATGTTTTCACTTGAAATGTCAAATTCAGAAAACTACAACCGCTTGTTGGCATGCAAGACTGGCATCAGTGCTGGCAAATTCATCAACCCGCAGAAAAGTCTAAGCGATGCTGAGAAGGTTGAGGTTGAAAAGGCGGGAAACGTCCTTAAAGACTATCACTTGCAGCTTTACGACAAGCAGGTGGAATTACCGCAGATCGTCAAAACAATGCGGCAGCGAGCCGCTGATGCAGATAAAGGCTACCTTGCGATTGTTGATTATCTCGGGCTGATTGGTGTTCGTAGCCAAGCCGATCGCCGTCTGCAAATCGAAGAGATCACCCGTCAATTCAAAGTCCTGACCAACGAGCTTGGTATTCCGATTGTTTTGCTTAGTCAATTATCACGAGGTGTTGAGAATCGTCAGGACAAGCAACCGGTACTCTCAGATTTACGAGAGTCGGGATCAATTGAACAAGATAGCAATGCGGTTGGATTCCTTTGGAACAGTGATCGGCAGAACGAAAAATCAGATATCCGTACTGTGACTTTAACAATTGCTAAAAATCGTGAAGGAGCACTTGGCAGCATTGATTTTTGCTTTTTCGCACCAAAGCTGCAGTTTAAGGTGGCGTATTGAAATGGCTTATCCAACTATGACACTTAAAGAGTTCAATGAGTACATGCAGGAGGGACATTATCAATACTCGCTCTTCATCATTCTGCAGCTTGATGAAGCCATGGAATATCTAAAAAAGGCGCAACAAGCCGATGCTGATATGAAGAAGTTTTGGTACAAATGGGCGTACGTTACTCTGACAGATGCCTTAGAGACGGCTGAGTCAGAATATTATGGGGAAACTAGTGCATATCTTCCCACAAAAGAAACAGATCCGGTAACACGAGCTTACTGCCAAAACACATACGATATTTGGCGAGGATATCTGAAAAAGCTAAATGTGAATTTACCAGAACAAAAGTTTTGAGGAGGCGATTGAGTTGGCAAGAATTGATCTAACTGGGCAGAGATTTGGCCGATTAGTTGCAATCAAAGACGCGGGATACACCAAGAACCATAGCAGAGTTTGGGAGTGCAAATGTGACTGTGGAAACACAGCCTTTGTTAAAGCAGAAAGCCTAAAGTACGGAGAAATTAAGTCTTGTGGGTGCCTTCGTAGCGATATATCTCATGAAAATTTGAAGAAAGCTTATAAGTGGAGTCAAGCTTACGATTGTAAGGAGCATACAAGGCTATCCGCGTTGAGCCAAAAAATTCATTCAAATAATAAAAGTGGTGTCAAGGGTGTTCAATGGGACAAATCAAGAAAAAAGTGGATCGCAATGTTATGGCTTAAGGGAGTTCGCGTTTTATATTCAAGATTTGACAAGAAAGAAGACGCAATTAGGGCACGACGCGAGGCTGAAGAGAAGTATTTCAACCCAATTTTGGAAAAGTACCATCGCGATAAAGAGTGAAATGAGGCAAAAGCATGATTGAGCATAAGGACGTGAAGCCAGCGTGATAAGGCTAACGATACCTGGTAACCCAGTCCCACAAGGACGGCCGAGGTTCACGCGAATGGGTCATGCTTACGACCCGACTAAATCAAGAAACTACAAGCAGCACGTTAAGAGCGTGGCGTCAGAACTAAATATTGAGCCTCTAAGCGGCCCAATAAGGGTGGCAATGGAAATATACCGTCCGCTCCAAAAGTCTGGCAGTAAGGCCTTAATAAGGCAGAAAAAAGAAGGAAAAGTTAGGCCAACAGTTAAGCCGGATGTAGACAACTACTACAAGTCTGTATCAGATGCGCTTACCGGCATTTTGTGGGAAGACGACAACCAAATAGTCGAAATCCATGTTGGCAAATGGTACAGCGACCATCCACGTATTGAGATTGAAGTAGAAGAGATCGATTAAGGAGAAAAAATCATGAATAAAAAATTGACATTTACAGTAACTGTTTTGGCAGGACTTATGTTTGGCGCCGGTGCAACCGCCATTGCCGATAATGTTTGGCAAGGTCACCAGAACATCGTGGAGACCAAAAACAATATCGACAAGCTGACGGCTAAGATCAACGCTTCACAATCTAGCCTGTCCGATTTGAAACATCAGTTGTCTGACGCGCAGGCACAGTATGCAGCCCTAAAACAGCAATACGACAACGACATGGCAAGCAAAGATGCCCAGATTCAGCAAAAGATCGTTGAAGGCCAGCAAGCAGTCGCCCAGAAACAGGCTGAGGTCGATGCCAAGCAGCAGACCATCAACGACCTTACATCACAGTTAGAAGCCGCCAAACAGGCAAACAATGACTTATCACAGGCCATCAAAGACGCACAGAGCATCAAGGACTATTCCGATCAGGCTGTGAAGTCAGTCAGCGCGAAATGAGAGGCATACAAATGAAAACAGGAGACGACACATTCGATGACATCTACGTAAGCAAAGAGACTGGCAAGGTCGTAGGCGTCATGTACGAAGGTGTGGACTACAAACTAGTACCAATCAAACAGGAGGACGAAAAATGAGCGAAGAAAAACTGTACGCGGTAAAGAACGACGAAGGCGAGTGGCTAGATCAAGACCGTCTTTGGGGGCCAGGAACATGGGCAACACCAGACAAAGATGAGCGTGAAAAAGTTGCAAAATGTTATGGTGGCCACGTTGTCACGCTCGTTGAGGAGCCTGAAAAGGTAGTGCTAAGTGAGAAACAAGCCGGAATCGTTGATACAGCGCGTGTAAGTGACATCCCAGCAACCTATATTTCTGCCTGTACTGATGAATATAATGGCGAGGAAAGGCTGCTGATGAATGCTTATGTCAACGGATACACCGTGGCAAAGGAGAAGAAATACAACGTCAAGGTGCCACATGCCGAAGATGCTTGGTATTACAAGGCGAGTGAAGCATATTTGCTAACGATTAGCCCAGCGGATAAAAAACTTCGCGGCAAGTTCACCGAAGCAGAGATCGAACATTACGGCTTGCAAGACTGCGAGAAAGAAGAGGTGACTGACGATGCTGATTAAGCTAGACAGCGGTGACTATGTAAACACGGATTATATTGAACGATTGTGGATGATTAATGAACATGCCGGCTTCATCAGGTTTGTTAACGCTCCAGACGTCCCTATCAGTGAAAACGATCGTGGCCTTATTCTAAAGGCCATGAAGCCAAAGATCATGCTTACTTTAGGTGAATCTGGGAAACTTGAGCCGACTATTTATCATGAAGGCGGAATAGATTATGGTGCCATGGCATTTTCACCATTAATTAATGGCCAAGAGGTGACTGACGATGACGAATAAAACTATTCAAGTAGCTAACCACTGGTTTAACGATTCTGGGGACGTAGAAATTGTACTCTTGAAACCACTTATTGATAGAGAGCTGATCAATAACTTGTTTTGGTATTCAGGTGATGAACGACCACTATGGGTACGTGGTACAGCATTAAGTGATGATGAAGTAATGGCTACGCATCCTTATAAGCAACGAAAAATGCAGTCAATTGATGATGACATTCCCAATGACTGCTATATGTCTTTGATGTAAGAGGTGACTGACGATGAGCAATGAGACTAAGCGGGAAGTGCTAGAGAAATTAACAGGATGCTACGCCGAGGTTTATGACGCATACACCGATGCAATAGGAAGCCCATACTACTGTGACGATGAGCCAAATTATCTTGATGAATATGATGCCGCCTTGCCAGATGAAACTGACAATCAGAAAAGTTGCCCGTATTGCCACGAAGTTGACCCGCAATCAAAGCATGCGCATTACGGCAAAGCTATTTCAGATAAGACAGAATATTTCGACTTCGTTCGCAAAACGAAGCTTTACAGACGGGTGAAGGCACGAATCAAATCACCAGAAGACCAGCACCCAAAGTTGTGCGTCACACAAATGAACCGGTTTAGAGAAGTATCAGTCGTTTTGGATAAGGCAATTAACTATTGCCCAATTTGTGGGAGGAAATTATGACAGAGACGAAGCGGGACGTGTTCGATGAAGTTCGCTACAAATTCCGTAACTTCAAAAATGAACATCGTCATGGCATGTACGCATCACCAGATTCAATTGACCACTACCTAAGCGATGCACTTAAACGTTATGATGCCGCCTTTCCAGATGATCTGCCGGTGATTCCCAAAACGGTGGGAGATATATTGCGATCAGCACATGGGCAAACTAATTTGCTTGGCGTCTTAGACACGGCCAAAAACGGATATAAGATTAGCGAGACATTGGCATGGATAATTGCCAATCAAAACACATTCGCCCTTGCATGGGGGCTAGGCATCTGGTGCGTTGAGGAAACCGGAGAAATCGTGAAATTGGAGGCGGAGAAATGAAACGGTATTGTGTTTATTCAGGCGAAAATGGCCTTATTGGCAGCGGTCTTTCTTATCAAGAGGCTGTAGCATTGTACAAAAAAGAATGCGATTATCAGCAGTTTGAGTTTGAGGACGATATAGGCTATGACGCTATGTGCGAGCCGAGTGAATATTCTGCTTATTTGATGGAGCAAATAGCAGTGTCTCAACCAGAAGAGGACGAACCCCTTGATGGCGAACGAATCTTTGATAGCAAAGGAAACAAGATCGCATACTACAGTTGGTCAGGTCAGGACGCACCGGAGGCGGAAAGATGAAACGAGAGATTAAGTTCAGAACGTATAGCAGTCACAACCACAAAATGTATCCAGTCAGTAATATTGAATGGGATATTGATGGCCGTATTTGGGTAACAGCTGATGATGGCAAAAATGGCATTGAACTAATTGACGAAGAAGCCCATTTGATGCAGTTTACCGGCCTGACAGACAAGAACGGGCAGAAAATCTACGAAGGCGATATTTTGAGAGTCACAACCGGAGAAGACGGTGAATCATATGTAGCAATCGTAAAATGGTTTGGCGATGAAGACTACCCAGCGTTTGATTTGGAAGGCATACCGGCAGCGTGGAATTATGATGCAAATGCACTTGCAACCATTTTTCAAGAAGGTGTTGAGACGTGCGAGGTCATCGGCAATATTTTTGAGGACAAACAGCTACTGGAGGGAAAGCAATGACTGAAAAAGTGGAAAAGGGGTCGAATCCGACCCCCTTTACGGAGAACCAGAAAAACTGTCCATATTGTCATGAGCCACATAAGCTCATTGAATCAGAACTTGGCAACTTCCTTCGAATCGGTATGACTGGTGGAAATGAATGGGATAGAATCGAGCCTAAAAAAATAAACGGTGCAGCAATACACACATGCGAAGCTGTTGGCATTGATAATGCTGAGGTCGATGATCCAATCGTGATTAATTATTGTCCGATGTGCGGACGCAGGCTGGAAGCAAAGCAATGATTGCCGTCATGTTGCTAATCTCAGGTGTTGCAATGTGGATGTGGGCTAACTGGAAAAGAGGAAAATGAATGATTAATGACCGTCAGTCAAAGCCAGAAAGGATTGCACAGGTTGGAATACTTGGTGGTTGTTTTGTGGGCTGTGCATTCACGACAGCAGTTTTCATTCTTGTGGGCTGCTGGGCTGTAAAGGTACTCTGGAAGGCCACATTTGGGTAAACAAAAAGCGCGTCTGATGAAGGACGCGCCGGAGGCAGATTAAGCTAAGAGATGTAAGTAATGAATTTCGCCACAATAGAGGCTGCCTCCTTAATCAGTATAGCAAACACAAATATCGAAAGTACACAAAAAAGCACGCCGGATTGGCGGCGCGCTGGAGGCCAGACGTACGATTGAGAGTAAATGAAATTAAAGATTAGGAGTTGGCCTCCGCATGCATTATAGCAGAAGCTCATGTTTAAAGCATCAAAAAAGCGCGCCGGGTGTTGACGCGCTCTGGAGGCCAAACGTACACGTGATTGATAGCAAATGGAATCATTTAAAAGGAGTAGGCCTCCGCGAGCAGTATAGCAAAAGTCGCCCCGGATTAACAGGACGACTCAGTCTATCAACCCGAATTATTTGAACATCAAGTGTATCACAAAAAAACAAAAGCGCACCATCACGGCACGCTTATCCTACAAACCCAACCAAATCATACCATAAGGAGTGGACGCAGTGGTGCGAGTAACGAGATATTTTAGCCCAATTGATCATGACAAAACAATTGAAAACGCCAAAGAGGTCTTGGGGAACTACTGGCATCACAAGCGGCTCGCTCAACGCACCAAAATAGCGCTCAGAAGCCCCGTGATGGACGGCATGCCCAAGTCACCTAGCTATGGCAACAAAGCCGAGGAAAAGCTCGTGTCGCACGCTGACGAGCTGTACTATATAGCGTGCTGTGAAGGTGCTATTGAATCTCTGGATTCAGCGAATCATCGGCTTATACTAACAAGTTCTTACTTAACCAAACGATATACTGACCAGCAAATAATGGACAAGCTGTTTTTATCAAAAGCCCAGTATTATCGAACAAAACGAGAAGCGCTAATCGCATTCGCTGAGATTTGTCCATTGGTTGAAATCGAGATGAGACCTTTGTGAGACCTTTCAACTGTTTTTCCGTCATATGATGGTATTGTGCCAAAGGTGAGAAACCTGAGACACCGCGTTTTTCCTCCGAGCCTCAGTGATGATAAAGCTGTGGCAAGGCGTGGCAATGAGGACTGGCTGAGATAGTCAGGCGGGTTCGATTCCCGCATGCCACATTGTCCAGTTTAGCGACCGGACACAGCTTGCGATGACCCCATCTGACACTGGGAGAGCGAGCGGCAACCGAAGGCCTAACGGCTCCATAGGACAACTACCAAGAGGCACGGGAAAGAGTGCACGGGCAAGTTTATCGGGTTCGAATCCCGGCGGTTGCATTGAAGCACTTCACTTCATGTGAGGTGCTATTTTTATACATAATTTCGGAGGCGAGGATATGAACACAAAAGGAAAATATGACCCTTACCGATGGAAGGCAACAAATAAATATTGGGATTGGGACGAATGGAAACACGAGTTCCAAGAAAATGGCAAACAAGTTCATCGTATGGAACGTAGGCTTGCCAAACAAGACTTGAAACAGTTTCGGAGGCGAGTAGATGCAATGGACAGATAAACAAATCAGTGGCATTAGGAAACTCGCCTCTGAAGGCTTTACCAGACGCGAGACAGCCGACAAACTCGGGATTAGCTATGATGCACTTCAAGGCAAAGCAAGACGGCTTGGGATCGAGTTCCAAAAACCAGTCAAGAATGAATACGATTCAGCGAAAACAGATAGAAAGAGCCAACCCGTTGATAGAAAAGTAGCTCTTAATGCTGATGGTAGTCAAACAGTCACGGCCTTAATGAGACTCAAGCATGAGCCAAATAAAGACCCACGAACTTTGATGGAGTTGTGTGGATACGATCCTGATAAGTTCGAGATGGTCTTAGGCGACTACAAAGTGTATGAGCAGCATAGTACCGAAGACGGCACAGTTCCGCAGTACAGCATTCATATTCGCGTAAAGCCGAAACAAGGCTTATCGATAAGCGAAATGGCTGAAGCGTTCAACGACAAAATCATTCCGGTCAATTACGGCATGAAGAAATCGGGCGATCGCAACTTAGTCATCCCATTGCCTGACCTGCACTTTGGCTGGACAACATTCGCCGATCTAAAAGACATGGTGAGTCAACTTAGAGAGATCATCATGGACGGCTACAACGAGATTGTGATCGAGCAATTGGGAGATCTATTCCATAGTGATCAGATTCATGCAACACAAACGGTTAGAGGAACACAACTAGATCACGCAAACATGCGTCAGGCATTCCATGATGCTGTGAAGTTGTTTGATCAGATTGTTCCGCTGGCAATTGAATATAGCAATCGCGTCTCAATCAAGAGCGTGTTCGGTAACCATTCAGGTGATCTCGAATACGCTTTTCTTTATGCGCTGATAGATCGCTATCCACAAGTCCACGTTGATCTCAATGACAGTAATTTGGCAACCGACTGGCGCTGTGCATACTTGCTAGGGCATGTTGGAATTATGCTCGCACACGGAGATGTAGCCAAGGACAAGCTGACAGGGCTTTTTCCATTTGAGTACAAAAAGATATTCAATATGGCAAAAACATACGAACTTCACTCAGGCCACTATCATAGTGAGCGGTTTAAAGATGATCGTGGCATTATGTGGCGCCAGCTTGGAACAGCAAAGCCAAATGATCCCTATGAGATTAAGAATGGCTTCACCACAGGCAAACATCTGCTGTATGCGTTCGTTTATGACGATGAAAGGCTACGGTGCACTTATGAGCTTAGTTGAGAAATGGAGAGACATCGCTGATTACAAAGGACTGTATCAGATTTCAAGTATAGGTAGAGTGAGGAGTCTTGACCGTATAGACGCGCTGGGACGCCTAAGAAAAGGAAAAGTGCTCGCTGACGTTGGAAGTATGGGTGACTACCGTAAGATTACTTTGCACCGAGACGGAAACTCGAAGCAAAAATATATTCACTGTCTTGTGGCCGAAACGTTTATACCGAACCCAGACGGCCTGCCCGAAATCAACCACAAGGACGAAGACAAGACAAACAACACGGTGTCTAATCTCGAGTGGTGCTCGCGGTCATATAACATCAACTATGGCACTCGCAACGAACGCATGGTGAAGGCGAACGAACGGACTATATACGTGGTAAGCGGTTCAGGACACCGCTATTATTTCGGAAGTACCAAGAAAGCGGCTGAACTTCTTGGGTTAAGTAGTGGTGCCGTATCCAGTTGCCTTCACGGCAAACTCAAGCAACACCACGGCTATTTATTCGAGTTGGTGGTGTAAGTCATGTCAGGTATGAAACGTGTTAGCTATGGCTACATTTGCAAAACCGAGCAAAAAATCATTGAAGAGCTATCAAGGGAAGAAACACGTATGCAAGCTGTAATTTACACGAAACCGAAATGTCAAAAGTGTCGCCACACAGCGATGAAGCTAAAGCAGGTAATGCCGGTGTCAACCATCACGGCTGACGAGCGCGATATTGAACGTTTCCGTAAATGTGGCTATCAATCGTTCCCAGTCGTAACGGTATATAAAGCGAACGGTACCCACGAAACGTGGTGCGACTTGCAGGTTGACAAGATCAAACAATACACGGAGGAATAGACATGCTATTCGATAATGTTACAGGTAAAAGCAAACGGATACCAACGCCTCCGCTGCAGCAACCAGCACAGACACCACGACCGATAAAACCAACACAAGGCGAACATCCTGCACTAATGTCGCGAGCTGATGCTGTCAAAGACTACAAAGACAATCTGATTGCCGATGTTAACGATGCCATTAATCAAGGAATTAATACTACATCCCCAATCTCAATTGGCGTTGCCAAGTACAATCCAGCAGTCGTTAATGAAGTAATCAGTTTGCTAAATAAATCAGGATGGGATGTTACTAGTCTAAATGTTGACGGTAACGGTTCCTATTCGACAATCATATTATCTTAGGAGGAATAGCACATGCTTAAAGTAGTTAAGCGAATGAAAGAACACTTCTCAGGTAAAAAAGGAACCGACAAGATAAACGTTACGATTGATGCAAACACGAATATACTTATGGCCAAACTTGACAAGATCAAGAACGCGGTCGAAAACATCAAGGCTGACGCAACACCGGAAGTTTCGCCAACCTTAACTGTGTATGGTCTATGTGATGCTAAGTTGCCTGAGATCGAAGGTGTTGAGCTGCCAGATCATGCAGGATTCAGTGAGCCATTCATTGCAGAGCTAGACAAAGCACTGAACGACTATCAGCAAAAGCAGGAGCAGTCATCGCAGCACGCAAGCACTCCGCATGTTCGTATCGAATTCGATGACATTAATGATGTGCCACATGTTTGGGTTGATGGCAAACGGATTGATAGATCAGATACAGGGCTCGTTAGCGTTTCACTTGACTGGCATACAAAAGATCCAGCGGCAACAGATCATGTTATCCGTGCTTATAAAATCGAATATTTAAAGGGGGATCACCGCGAAGGAATCGCTCAGGGGTCTCCGATGGGACCTGATCTATTTAAGAATGATATCCATGCCAAGTAAGAAGCTTGCCTTTATAAATGGCAGACCACAATTGGTTGATGCCAATGCTCGTGTTAGATCGGAGGCGGATAGGCAGTACAACCGTGTGCGTAATGAGCAGCAGTCGAACTACCTTAAGTTCTATCACAGTAATGAATGGAAGCAGCTGCGTGAGCAGATATTGATTAGAGACAACAGTTTATGCCAACGCTGTGGTCTGCAAGCCTCATTAGTTGATCATATTGTTCCAAGCGAAGATGACTGGGAAGACCGCACGAACGCGGATAATCTGCAGGCTTTGTGCAGGGACTGCCACTATTGGAAGACGAGACGTGAGACAACCAAGCGTAAGAAGGGACAGCATCGAGCCATGAAGATTACAGTAATCGTTGGCTATCCAGCAAGTGGCAAGTCAACGTACGTCAAGCGACATCAAGGACAGCATGACCTCGTCTATGATTACGACCATCTCATGACGGCGTTAACAGGCCTGCCATTACATCAGGGCAATATAGACGCCAATGATTATGTGCAGCTAATCTATGAACTGATACTGCGCAAGCTTAAAGCAGAGCAGACCTTTGACCATGTATGGTTAGTCATGACATATCCAGATGAGAAGCTAGACACGTTGCTTGCTAGTCGAGAGGTCGAACATATACTCATCGACACTGACCGAGACACATGCATGCAGAGACTGTCTAAGCAAGGTCGAGATGTGAGTCAACTCATCAAAGCGATGAACAAACTTGATGAATTGAAATCACAAAACAAATTTAAAAAATTCAAAGAAATAAAAAATTAAAAAACGAATTTTCGAGAATTTATCGGGCGACTTCACGGGTTGGAAACGGCTAGACCCCCCTTCCATTTTTATCGGGGGTTACATTTCTTAGAACGGAAGAATGGTCGGCCTCTTTTTTGCACCCCAAATTGTAACGATTTTTAGGGGGTAGGAGGTCAATAAGACCCATTTTATATAGATATTAGGAGGTGAAGTGGGAAATGGCTGGAAAATACAAAGTGTTGCAAATGTCGAAGGGTGATTTGACCAAAGAACGGCAGGAAGCCAAACTACATGCGGAATTGATGGCCAAAGATGGCATTCCAAAACTTCAGGTGACGCCTCCTAATCATCTTGACCCAGTCGCAAAACAAGAATACAAGCGAATTATCGAATCTTTGGGGACCTTACCACTTAGAAATCTCGATCGCGCCGAGTTGGAAAACTATTGTACATGGTATTCGGTTTACAAAAACACATCGGTCAACATGAAATTGGCTTTAAAGAATGGAGATCAAGATGAATATTATGCGTACATTAGCATCTTGAATAAAGCCACAGCAAATATTAAAAGTCTAGCCAGTGATCTTGGCCTTAATGTCAACAGCCGGATGCAGATGAGCATGCCTAAGACCGAAGCACAGAAGAACGATTCAATCATTGATACTTTTGGCTAGACGTGATGGAGATGATGTTAGTTGGCAAAATTTAAAGATCCAATGCCTAATTTCATAAAGCGTGTGCTGGATGGTCGTCTTATTACCTCTAAGGCAGTTAATCTTGCGGTGAAACGGCATCAAGAAGACTTGAAACGAACAGATTGGCGATGGCATTATGATCCAAATCTAGCGGGAAAGGCAGTTAAGTTTATGGAAATTCTGCCAGAACCAAAAAGTGGGAAACCACAACCATTAGCACCGTTTCAGAAATTCATTATTGGCAGTATATATGGCTGGGTTGATAAAGATGATTCAAATATAAGGCGATTTACCGATGTGTTCATTTCGATGGCACGAAAAAACGGTAAGTCGCTTTTGATTTCTGGTGTCATTCTTTATGAGTTTCTGTTCGGAAAGAATCCAGCCAACAAACGGCAATTATATACCGCTGCTAATGATCGCAAGCAGGCCGGCATTGTATTCGGAATGGTCAAAGATCGACTACGTGCGCTCATGCGGAAAGACCCTGGTATCAAACGAATGGTTAAGATTACGCGAGATGAACTTGTCAATTTAGACGACGGGTCAACAATTCGTTCATTCTCTCGTGATACAGGACTTGTCGATGGCTATGAACCTCACGTTGCGGTGGTTGACGAATATGCCAACGCTAAAACAACAGATATGATTGAAACCCTTGCCTCAGGGCAGGTGTTACTGCCTAGTTATCTGACGTTCATCATTTCAACGGCTGGATTCGACATGAACGTGCCGATGTTTCAACAAAATTATCCGTATGCCAAAAAGGTGTTGTCCGGTGAAGAAAAGGCAGAACGCTATTTTGCATTTATTGCTGAACAAGACAACGTACAAGAGGTTGATGACCCCAATTCTTGGATCAAATCGAATCCACTACTTGACGTTGATACCTTAAACAGCCAAATCAGTGATTATCTGACGACTAAGTTAGCTCAAGCTCGTGCTGATGGCAGTCTAAACGCTAAATTAGTCAAAAACTTCAATATTTGGCGACAGGCTACAGAAGACAGTTATTTAGATTTCGATGCTTGGAAAGCGGCAGAGCTGACCGACAAGCCCGATATTCGCGGGCAAAGAGCATGGATTGGAATTGATGTCGGTCGTACAAGCGATCTATTCGCTATTTCTTGGCTGATTCCCCAGGAGGGCTGGTGGTGGCTTGATGGTTATGCATTTGTTGCTTCAAAAGGTGGCATCGATAACAAAATCAAGACAGATCGGATTGACTACTTGGCTGCTGAACAACACGGCGAAGGCGAGATCAGCAGCTTAGAGTCAGGTATCATCGACAACGATCGGGTATATGAATGGCTCGAAGACTTCATTGAACGTAATGACTTAGATGTTCAAGGTATCATGTACGACCCTTATCAATTTGGACCAATGCTAACGGCAATTGAGAAGAATCATCCTGAGTGGCCGATGGTACAGGTGCGACAAGGAACGTTGACACTGTCAATGCCAACTAAGCAGTTCCGCGATGATGTTATAGGCGGTCGCATAAAGCATTCAGATAATCGCATTATGCAGGCAGCCGCAATGAACGCGGTTCTAATGTCTGACAACAACGGTGTCCGTATTAATAAGAATAAGTATGCTAACAAAATAGACATGATTGATGCCACGCTTGATGCTTATGCCATCGCTTTCAAGGAAGACTTGGACAACTATTTGGACGACGACCGTGTGTTTAGTGACGACTTTGGCTTTTAGGAGGTGAGAATGTGAATGGAAAACTAGCTACCTTTTTTAAGATTTTAGGTAGAAATGTACCCGGAATCGCTGTTGTTTGGGGATTTCTATTGACCGGATATGGCGCATTTTTAGTTAACAAACCAACTGGGTTCATGGTGTGCGGGGGATTGCTCTTTGTTTTAGCGTTCATTTTGTTGCTTCCTGATGGTAGTGAAGGGAGGTGAGATGAATGAAGCTATTTCGAGGATTGGCAACCGAAGTGGACCCTCACTGGGCAGATCATTTGCTTGATTCTGGGGTAATTCCATCATTTGGAGGTGGATACCTTGGCATTTCTGCTTTACGGAATTCTGACGTGCTTACGGCTGTATCGATTGTTTCCGGTGATGTTAGTCGTTTCCCGCTAGTAATCACGGACAGCTCAACCGATGAAGTTATTGACTTAGCCAATATTGAATACTTGATGAATACAAAGGTAAACAAGCGGCTGTCGGCTTATCAGTGGAAATTTTCCATGATGGTCAATGCAATTTTGACTGGCAACGCTTATTCGCGTATTGTGCGCGATCCGATAACCAACGAACCAGCTATGTTTGAGTTCTATGCCCCATCACAGACGCAGGTGGACACAAGCGACCCCGATAACATCATCTACCGTTTCACGCCTTACAACTCTAGTATGCAAAAAATATGTGGATTTGAGGACGTCATTCACTGGAAGTTTTTCTCATACGACACAATCATGGGGCGCTCACCGCTCTTGTCGCTTGGTGATGAAATTGGACTGCAAGAGTCAGGCGTTTCAACGTTACAGAAGTTCTTCAAGAGTGGTTTGAAAGGCTCAATTATCAAAGCAAAGGAGAGTCGCCTGTCCGCCGAAGCACGCCAGAAGATTCGTGAAGATTTTGAAAGGGCACAGGCAGGTGCTGATGCTGGATCGCCAATTATTGTTGACGCAACGATGGATTATCAGCCGTTGGAAGTTGATACCAACGTTCTTAATCTGATTAACAGCAATAACTATTCAACAGCGCAGATTGCGAAGGCTTTGCGTGTGCCAGCGTATCGATTAGCCCAAAACAGTCCCAATCAGTCAGTTAAACAGCTTGCTGATGACTATATTCGCAATGATCTTCCATTTTACTTTGAACCGATTACAAGTGAGTTTGAACTAAAGCTGCTTGATGACGCGCAACGGCACCAATATTGCATAGGATTCGACACAAAATCAGTAAACGGATTGCCGATCGCTGACGTAAATACAGCAGTTAATGGCGGACTGTGGACTGGAAACGAGGGACGTGCGGAGCTTGGAAAGAAACCGTTAAAAGACCCGAACATGGATCGTATTCAGTCGACACTTAACACAGTATTTCTTGATCAAAAGGAAGCTTATCAAGCTGAGCATGCAGCAGAATTGAAGGGAGGTGATACTAATGCCAAAGGAAATCAGAATGGCAGCGGCACCAATGCAAATTCGTGATGGTGATGATGATCATCCTGCCGTTATTGAGGGCTATGCCCTTAAGTTCGACAGACAATCCGAGATTATGGGCAGTGGTGAGCTAAGTTTCCGCGAACACATTGACCCACACGCACTGGACAATGCGGACATGAGTAACGTTGTTGCGCTATTTAATCATGACCAGAACCAAGTGTTAGGCCGCACGGGAGTCAATTTAGAGCTGACTGTTGATGAAACGGGGCTCAAATATACGTTGACACCTCCAGATACACAGCTTGGGCGTGATTTGTTAGAAAACGTTCGTCGGGGAATTATCAGCCAATCAAGTTTTGCATTCACGATTGCACCAGACAAAGATGCACAGAAGTGGCAAAAATCCAATGAACGTGGTGTGAAGTATGACCGCACTATCAACAATATTGATCATTTGTTTGATGTCTCTCCAGTAACCACGCCAGCATATCCGGATACTGAGGTAAAGGTCGGAGCACGATCATTGGAGCAGATAAAAGTGCTAAATCAGCCGCCAGAATGGGAACTTAAGCGGCGTAAGATGCTTTATCAATTGAATAAAGAGGACTTGCTCAAAGGCATCGAATAATCGGTGCCTATTTTTATACAAAAAATAAGGAGGGTCACTAGATGACTTTAGATGAAAAATTAGCTGCTGTTAAAAAGCAACTTGATGAAAAGCGTTCAGCGTTGCCAGCTATGAAGACAGAACTTCGTTCTTTACTTGAAGGTGAAGATTCCGAGGAAAACCTGAAGAAGGCAGAAGGCGTTCGTGCCAAGTATGATAAAGCTGGTAAAGAGATCAAAGATCTTGAAGAAAAACGTGACTTATACGAGGCTGCGTTGAAAGGCAATGAACAGCCGAGTGGGAAGAAACCCGATCATACGGAAGAGCATAGCTATCGCGATGCACTGAATGCTTATTTGCATACTCGTGGTCGTAATACTGATGGCGTCAATTTTGAAAAGACAGAAGCTGGTGAATTTGCGATTTTTCGTGGCAGTCCTACCGATGCCAGTGATGCTGTAAATGCAGGTGTTAAGTCAGCAGATGCGGCCGCGACCATTCCAGAAACTATTAGCAACAACCCACAACGTGAATTGCAGACTGTTGTTGATCTGAAACCTTTCACGAACGTATTCCAAGCCTCCACAAAAAAGGGTACTTACCCAACGGTTGCAAATGCTACAACCAAGATGGCTACTGTTGCCGAGTTGGAAAAGAACCCAGCAATGGCAAAACCGAACTTCAAATCGATCGACTGGTCTGTTGAAACGTATCGTCAGGCTCTTCCAGTTTCACAGGAATCTATTGACGACTCCGCAATTGATTTGGTTGGCCTGATTGCCCAGAACGCACAACAAATTAAGGTCAATACGACCAACGGTGCTGTTGCAACTCTACTGAAAGGCTTCACTGCCAAGACGATCTCTAGCGTTGATGATTTGAAGCATATTAATAACGTTGATCTAGACCCTGCGTATTCTCGTGTAATTATTGCTTCACAGAGTTTCTACAATTTCTTGGACACAGTTAAAGATGGCAATGGCCGCTACTTGCTGCAAGACAGCATCTTGACCCCGTCTGGCAAGAGCGTTCTTGGTATGCCGATTGTTGTTGTATCTGATGATACTTTGGGTGCAGCAGGCGAAGCACACGCCTTTTTGGGTGACATCAAGCGGGCAATTCTGTTTGCTAACCGCGCAGACTTCATGGTTCGCTGGATTGATGATCAGATTTACGGCCAATATTTACAAGCTGGCATGCGCTTTGGTGTAGCTGTTGCTGATCAAAAAGCTGGCTACTTCCTCACATACACCCCAAAAGTGTAACGCCTGACGGAGTGACTTTGAGCCAGAAAACGTTCACGGGTGGTGTCGGTGCCACAAAAGATATCACGGTGACAGTCACTCCTGATGGCGCTCCTCAAGCAGTTAAAGCTGTGTCGAGCAATGAAAAAGTCGCTACGGTTGTTAAGAAGTCCGATGGTGTCTACACTATTACCAATCTGACAGCGGGCACAGCGACAATCACATTTAGCACTAATGGCATCAGCTCAACGCTTGCTGTTACTGTTAACGCCGGGTAGGTGACTACTATTGGAAGATACTAAGTTTGACAAAAGCCCACTGACTGATGAACAGTTTCAGGTTCTGAAAATGTACTTGAAAGTTGATCAGACAATCGAAGACCCAATGATTATGCAACTGGTGCATGACGCTTGTGGTGAAATCAGTTCGGCTATTAGTTTTGGATCAAATCCGGAACAATTTCTAAGCAATCCAGAAACTCGGGATCGTTTCTTCACAGCGCTCATGAAGCAAGTGAAGGAAGACTATGACTACAGAGGTATGGGTGCTGAAGTCATGCGCTTCCCGTTGCAAACATCAACCACAAATATCATCAATCAGCTTCGCTCAGAATTGCCGGAAGAGGATGGTGATCCTGATGCGCACTAATCGAATGACTGAAAGAATTGCGTTCGTCAGCTATGAGTCAAAAAAGGTTAACGGAGTTCCGGTTGATGGTGTGCTCGTTAAGCATATGACGGTTTGGGCGGAAGTCCCTAAGGTACCAATCAGAGAAGCAAATGATCCACAAACGAAGTTGGGCACTCGCAAAGACAGCCCGACTTTTTTAGTGCGATTTTTGACCGCAGAGGAAATCCAACCAACTTGGCGAATTCAGTGGCGTGGGAAGGAATATCAAATCACGGGTCTTGATCCTGATTACGAGAGGCGCGATCTGACAACGATTACGGCAAAGGTGGTGAGCTGATGGGCGTAAAAGTCACAGGGGATGCTGAACTGCTTGCTAATCTTAACAAGCTCCAATTTGGAGTTGCAAAAGAAGCTCGAGCGGCTGTCCGAGATGGCGCACAAAAGTTTGCCGACAAGCTAAAAAGCAATACGCCTGAGTGGGACGGCGAGACTGATATGAGCGGACATCTGAGAGATGACATCAAGCTTTCAAGTGTCCGTGAAACGGGCGGCTTAACAGAAGTAGACGTTGGATATGGTAAAAATACTGGCTGGCGTGCTCACTTTCCAAACTCGGGAACTTCAAGGCAGGACCCGCAGCATTTCATTGAAGAAACCCAAGAAGTCATGCGGCCAGTTGTTATCGCTGCCTTCCTAAGCCACTTGAAGAAAGGCGGGATGTAATGGCACCTGAAAAACGTGTTTATGACATCCTGTCACACACTTTGGATATTGCTGACAAGGTGAATATAGGCACTCCAGACTTCAATAACCAGACTAGTGAAACTCCCGAGAGTCTAGCTCCATGGGTAAGAATCACTTCTTTGCCAGGTGATGCTGCTGACTATGCTGACGATTCTAGGATTCTAGAGTATCCGAAAGTACAAGTAGATTTTTGGGTGGGTATAACGGACTGGGATCAACAAGAAAAGATAGAAACACAGATATATCAAGCACTACACGCGGCTGGCTGGGAAAGGTATTATCGCAACTCCTACGTTGATGGTGATACCCCAGCCCTTCGCATGACAACAGGATACTTTCAGTTTCAAGGACTGCCGATTGGCTAGTCCTTTTTAATTTCCTAAAGGAGGATTTTTAATATGGCAGAGACTGCTGTAACAACTAATAAGAAGTTAGCAAAATTTGGGGCTTCAGCCTTTGAATACGGGGTTGTCGGTGATGACGACTTTGTACAAAAAACACGAAAGATTCAAGGCTTATCTAGTGTGAAATTGGATATTAAAACAGAGCAAAAGACGTTGTCCGCTGATGACGGCCCGTACTTGATTCTTTCTGGTGGCATCACAGAAGCAACCGAAACAATCGAAATGTACGATGTTGATTCCGTTATGAAGTCTGATTTATTTGGCATTAAGGTTGTTAATGGGGTTGAAGTATATCCAAAGAATCTTAGCCCTAATTACGCCGCAACTTTGTTCCGCACGAAACTTTCAAATGGCAAGTACGTTTGGATTGGTATGCTCAAGGGAATGTTCTCACTTCCGGGCGTTGATACCAAGACTGTTGACGGCACACCGGATCCAAGTGCTGACAGTATCGAAGGCTCATTTATTCCTCGAGGTGACCAAGATACCGGCAATGTTGTGTTGATTGGTCGTGAAGACAACGATGGATTCAATTTTGATACCTTCCACGGCTATGTATTCCCTAAGGAAGCTAAAGACGCGACTATTGTCTCAACTACTGTCCCAAAAGTGTAGTCGGTGTCAGCTTTGAGAACAGTTCGATTAACCTTGCGGTTGGCGCATCTACAGCGTTGAAAGTGCAAATTAATCCGGCTGATGCCGCAAATAAACAAGTTACTTTCAAAACGTCAGATCCCACAGTTGCCACCGTTTCCAGTGATGGAACTGTGGCTGGTGTAAAGGCAGGGTCTGCAACCGTAACAGTCACAACTGACGATGGTGGTAAAACTGCCACCGCAACTGTAACTGTGGCTTAGCAATGAACTCGTCGCCTATAAATGCACAATACGCGAACAGCGGGCGGCTTATACCTAAGGAGATTAAGCATGGCATATCAAATTAAACTAAATATCAAGGGTGAAACGTGCGTGTTCACACGAAATGGAGAGCCAACATTACGTGATACCACGAACGCCTTAAAAGTGCAGCAACAACAGCTGCGCATGCTAAACCGTAAGGATGGCCCTTCAAACGATGATTACGATGAGAACGAGAAAAACTTAGCCAAATTTGCGGTTGATTTCTGGAAAAACCAGTTTACTACCGATGATGTTATTGATGGCTCTTCGATTTCTTTGAAATCGCTGGATTCAATCAATGATGCCATTGGCGATTCTCTAAGCGATGGTGAAGAGGATAAGAAGGACACAGCAAAAAAATCACCGAAGCGGACGTCAAAGAAGCCATTAGCAACCTTGACGACTTCTACAAAGCAAGGCTCTCTGAAGGCTACCGATTAGCTGACGTTGATGCTATGACGCTCCGCGATATTGAAAAGCTTAACCAGATTTACGAGGAACGGGAGACCACGATCGACAAGGCCTTTCCGTTCCTTTTCTAGTTCTATGAAAGGAGGTAAAACATGTTAGGAAATCTCGGACAAATTGCGGCTACCGTAAGCTTGAACATTGATCCGTTTCAAGTAAGCCAGCGAGTTTTGAATTCTTCAATTAAAGCAACTGCCGCTGAGTTGCGGGCTCAAGATGCTGCGTTTAAGGGATCTGAAAAGTCTATCAACAACATGCGTTCAACCTATGACACATTGAGCCGCCAGTCTAAGAACTATCAAGCTCAGCTTCAGAAACAGCGAGAACAGTATGATGAAAATTCGAAAGCGGTTGAAAGATTTAATAAAAGTGAGACTGCATCGCAGGAAGAAATTAATCGTGCTACAAAACTGCAAGCTAATGCTGCATCACAGTATAATCGGACTGCTGCCGCTGCTGCTCAAAATGAAAATCGAATGGCGGCCTTACGCAAAGAGATTGCGCTGCAAAGTGACGGCTGGACTAAATTATCAAACGGTGCATCAAAGTTTGCTACAGCCACAGGGAACATTGGGTCTAAGCTCACCGGATTCGGTTCTAAGATGACGGCAGCTGTCACTGCGCCATTAGCTGTTGGTTTTGCAGCAGCAGCTAAGTCAGCCATTGATTTCAACAGTCAGATCGATGCTATTGGCCCGCTGCTGACAAATGGTGCAGCCGTTACTGGAAAGTTCAAAGCACAACTTAACGAAATGGCTGATGCTTCCAAAAAGTGGTCAGTTCAATATGGCATTTCGACTACTCAGATTAACCAAGGACTGGCTGATTTAGTCCGTGCTGGTTATGACGCCAATCAGTCTATGAAAATGATGCCGGCTATCTTGGACGCATCACGAGCATCTGGTGACGATTTCAACACCACGATGGATGTGGTTACGTCTACAATGACACAATTCAACGTTAAAGCTGGCAATGTTTCTAAAGTGACTGATGCCATGACTTATGCAGCTAATGCAACCAAGTCGGGCTTTGGTGACATGGGCGAAGCGATGCAGTACACTGGGCAATCAGCAAATGCTGCGGGTATCTCACTGAATGAAACTGTGGCGGCAATTGGCTTGCTATCAAATGCAGGCCTGCAAGGATCAATGGCTGGTACAGCGTTCAATGCAATGCTACAAAAGCTGGCGGGAGCGTCCGAAAAAGCTGATTCGCCAATGTCTGCTCTTGGTGTAAATGTAACAGCATTCAAAAAAGGCACAATCGGTTTGCCAGAAGTTATTGATCAGGTCACACAAAAGACCAAAGGCATGTCCGATGCTCAAAAGGTTGCCGCAGTTAATGCCGCATTTGGCGAGCGCGGTGGCCGTGCAATGCTTGCGTTGATGAACCAAGGCAGCTCTGCACTGGTTGACTTGACTAATAAAACTGCTAGTGCTGCTGGCGCAACTAAAAAAGTGTCTGATGCCATGGGAAATACTGCTGCCGCAAACTTCAACAAACTTAAGAGCTCGATTCAAGTTCTTGGTATCGAAATTGGCCAGAATTTGCTGCCAGCATTGACGCCAATGATTAAAACTGCAACACAGATGGTGCAAGCGTTTGGAAAGTTGGACTCGGGCACACAGCAGTCAATCGTTAAGTTTGCACTGTTTGCAGCAGTCATTGGTCCTATCAGTTCTTCTCTTGGCGGGATGTTCAACATCCTTAAAGGCGGTGCCACTGTATTTGCTTCTGTTACGGGAGGTATTGGGCGAGCCGCTACAGCCGCAAAGCTCGGCGGAACTGCAATGGATGTGCTCAAGTCTGGCTTTAGTAAGACAGCCTTTGAAGCATTGAAGGTTGCACCAGCCGCAGCAGCGGCGGCAGAAGGCACTTCTGGAATGGGAGCAGCCATGGGCGGAGCCGCAGCGAGCGGAACAGGGTTGCTAGCAGCATTGGGGCCAATCGTCCCAGCTGTTTTAGGTGTGACAGCAGTCGTCGGTGCCGGTGTAGCCATCTGGGAATTGTGGGGCAAAAAGGCTCTTGAGTCTGCTGACAGAACTTCCCGATGGGGTACTGATATTGGTGCCGATGCCGACCGATCTGCTTCCAAAATGAAAGATGCCTCTGGGGCAATTTCTGGTGCTTTTGATGATACAAACCACACTGTCAAAGAAAATGCCAAAACGATCGCCAACAGTTTTGATGATATTACGAAGGCCGCTAAAGAATCGTCCAAAAATACCCAAACCGCACTCGACAAGTTGGCGAAGCAAGTCGGTGGATCGACTGCTGATCAGATTCGTAAAGACGCAGCAGAAATGAAGAAGGCCGACGATGCACGCATCAAGCAAATTGAGGCTAATGCCAAACAAGCTAAGTCAATTACTGAATCTGCCAGCAAAGAACATGCCGAATTTACTCGAGATCAAATTCAGATTCTGGATAATTTGCGCAAGAGCAGTGCAGCCGAGGCCGTTAAGACACTTAGAATTTCCGGTACCCAACAAGCGAATATCTTAAAAGCTATTAATGGCGAAAAGATTCGGATGAGTCAAGCAGCGGCTAAGGAACAGTACAGCCAGATGCAACAGGCATTTGCCAATGAACTTGATACTAATGGGCGACATTATGCTGCGATTAAAAATTCATCTGAAATGAGCACCTCTGATAAAAATCGGGCTATTGAAGCGCTAGAAAAAGATCATCAAGATAAAATGAAAGTCATCTATGCCGGTGCAATTCAGGCTATGAAAGCACAAGGGCTTTCAAGCAAGACGATTCAGCAACAACTTCAAACCGAGTTTGGTGCGACCGCTTCTCAAGCCAAAAAGGCGATGAATGCCTATTCCGATGCGATGAGCAAGGGGGTTAAGGACACAAAGCAGTTTGCCGCCGCTGTATCAGATGGAATGAGCAAGAACGTCAAGAAAGCTGGCAACGATTGGAACAAGCTAGTTCTTGATCCAAAAACAGGCAAAGTTATCACGAATCTTCCGGAGGTGTTGCACGATACAGCTAATACCAAAGAAGGGTGGAAGCGTCTAACCTTTGACTTAAAAAATGCAAAGATTAGCACTAATGCAAAAGAAACAATTGCCATAGCACTGGCATCAACTGATAAGTGGAATTCGCTTAGCGTCGATGAGAAGAACGCAATCATCAAAGAGACTGGCCGAAAAGATTTGGCTGATCTTATGAAGCGCATGGTTTCTTGGAATGATTTAACGCTTGAACAGCAGCAGGCGGTTGTCAAAGGAGACTATGCACCGCTGGTTGACGCGATTATTCAAGCTGGTACATGGAATCAACTAGATGTGGAAGACAAGCAAGTCTTGGTAAAAGACAAGGCTAACATTCCGTTGGTTGATGCGCTCGTTAATTCTGGTCGGTGGAACAAGCTTGACCTCAAGACTCAAAATGCGCTTCTACAAGCAAAGGGCAAAAAAGATTTAGAAGATGTTTTGTTCAATATGGGGCTTTGGAACAGCCTCGACATGAATGAGAAATATGCCCAACTAAAGGCAATAGGTAAAACGGATTTAGCTGACATGATTGATCAGCTAGGACTGTGGGACACTATCACTCCTAAGCAAATGGAGGCTGCAGTTAAAGGGGACTACAGTCAACTAACGGCGGCAATTGATCAGGTTCATGGCTGGAATCAACTTGATACAAAGCAATTAGAGGCAATAGTTCAGGATAAAGCAACTGTTCCGCTGATTCAGGCAATGATTCAAAATCAAAAGTGGAATGGTCTTTCGGTTGAAGAAAAGAATGCAATTCTGAAAACTAAAGGCATGCCAGAATTAGCTGACATGGTTATCAAATATGGCTCATTTGATAGTTTACCGGATTCGACAAAACGATTGTTGATAAATGATGACGATGCCAGGCAAAAGCTGATTGCTGCTGGAGTCAACATGGATAAATATAATGTCGATGTTAATCCCGATGCCAAAATTTTAAAGGGAGATAGCAATCCACTATTAGCCGAAACAATTAAAGCCAAAGAAGTAATCGCTGACTATGCGACTGTGTTACCTGATAAAAAGCAGTTCGGTGGAAACTCTAGCGGCGTTACCAATGCAGCCAAATCTGGTGAAGGAAGCATCGGGCATTACGATACAGTTCTTCCGGGACTTAAGCTGTTTATCGGTGATCCTAGTAGTGTGAACGGTGCTTCTAGTCAAGGAGAAGCATCTATAAAGGGATTTAATAGCGTCAACCCTCAAACAAAACCATTTAAAGGCGATTCATCTAGTGTTAACAGCGAGTCATCAAGGGGGCAAAGCAGTGTTCTGATGTTTAACAGCAAGAATCCGTTAGATAAATACTTTAATGGTCACGATAACACTAGTGGGCCTGCTGCTGCAGCAAAGCGGGCAGTCAGTTCTTTCGGCGGTGATCAGACGATTACTAAAACGTTTAATTTCGTAGCTAACGTAAGTTCAACAATTGCTAAGCTTCTTCACTTTAAGAACGGCACTTCTGATTTTGGTGAGAACGGATTTGCGATGGTGAACGATGCCTCCGGATCTAACTATCAAGAGCCTATTATCACTCCTAATGGCAACATGTTTATGTTCAAAGATCGTAATGTTGTCACACCATTAGCACGTCACTCAATGGTTATTCCTGCCGATAAGGCTCGTCGAATGAACATTCCGCGTTTTGCTGGTGGCACCACAGACTTCGGAGGCGCTGCTAATAGAATAAACCAATTGAATCCGCAAACCTTTGTTACCAGCATTTCTAGTGGTAGCAATAGTCGTGTTGAGGATTTGCTTGCAAGACTGATCGAACTAACAACTTATCAGATTAGTAACCCGTCTGTTCCTGAAGGCAAGGTTGTTCTCGACAATGGGCGTGAAATAGGACGGTGGCTATATCCAACAATAAATAAATTGAAAAACAGAGACACCATTATGAGTAATAGAAGAAGGGGGATTTTCTAAGTGGCAAATTTAATATTTGGAGGTCATAAGATTGGCAGTTCCTCTCTTCAATTCAGTGCAGCCCGCGGCGTTTTTTCTGAAGTTGAGAATACAACCAAGTCTGTCGGTGCATCGGATGGAGAAATGCTGATTCGAAGCAACCTTAAGTCTAGAATCATTCCAGTGACTTATGATTTTGTGGCGCTATCTCGTCGTGAATTTGAACGACAGTTAGCGCCATTGCTTTATAGCACGGATGTTCAAAAGCTAATCATTGATGATCGCCCTGATGAATTTTGGTATGCAAAAGTTGACGGTAAGATTGATATGGACCGGGCTTATTTTCTTGGCACTGGTACTATTAATTTTCTTGTCCCCGATGGCATTGCGCACTCGGTAGCCACGCAGACGGCTGACAACATGCCATACAAGGACGTGCCAGTGAACATGCTGATTGACTCCGGATTCGAATCAGGTAAAACCCCATCAGGGCTTGTTTGGGGGACAAGCGGTGACGACAGCAGAATTGCTGAAGTTGTATCAGCAACTTCTTCATATGCCACGCCGTTTGGGGAATATATGCTTCGGATTGAGAACCAAAGTAGTGATTCATCTATCAGCTCTGATCAATACATCGTTTTTCCGCTACCAACGCCAGTTACTATCAAAGCTGGGGAAACATGGACCTATAGTTACAAATATGCGGCCGCAGGTTCAGCAGTTGGACAAGCGTCAGACTATTTGACAACGAACAATTTATCCCCAATTTGGGGCCTGTCGATGGGTCACGGCAATAGAGACACTGATGGTGGTCAAGACACATGGCATCAGTTTTCTGCCACGATGACCGCAGACAGCGATATTACAGTCACAAATTATCGTTTTGGCTTCGTTAAAACATATGCTGGAGGTGGTTGGATCTGTATTGACAATATCAAATTAGAGAAAAACACCACAGCTTCTTCTTGGTCGCCTAACCCAGCTGATCCTGAATACTATACCAACACCATCACAGTGCCTAATGCTGGGACTTATCCATCTGAACCAGTTATCACGGCTACTATCAACGGTGATGACGGCGTACTAACTGCTATTAATGATCAGGGCAGTGTGCTACAGTTCGGCTCTCCCGATGAGACTGATGGTTTTGTGAAGCAAAAGTCTGAACGCGTTTATCATCTCGATTTCAATCAGACACCGATAGGGGTAACACTCAATAATGGGGTTACGGCTTTTCCTTACTATGAGCATGGCAATGATGCCAACGTACAGTCGGGACCGTTTGGATATGCAAATGGTATTGCCTACCCGTCCACTGAACGAACTGCTTCCAATTACTGGAATGGGCCTTCAATGAGCGGCACCATTCCGAAAAATTCGAATGGCTCTAATACGGCTAATTTTCAGTTTGTCAATCGTGTCAATGTTGGGACGAATGCCGCAGAAGTAGGCCGTTTCGAGTTCAATTTAACGTATAAAGGCAAGATTGTCGCTTCTCTTGCGCTGTTTGACGATAGTGCCTCTAATGACCAATGGGTTTTCTCTGGTACAGTCTATGATGGTCGCCAAGCACAGATGATATTTTGGGACTTACTGCCACGCAATTACTATCGTGACGGCAACTATAATGCCGTTATCACAAAAATGGGTGATCAGTTAACCTTCCGTTTGGATCGTCTTGATTTAGGCGATGGCGGCATTGAGACACGGACGGTATCAGGATTTTCTAAAGTACCGATTGATGGTTGGACAGCTTGGTTCCCCGGATTCTCCGATCAACGTGGTTGGTCAATTAACTGGCAAGACAGCTACTTTGAATGGATTAACGTTGATTACTGGGATGATATTCCTAACCGCTTCAAAGACGGGGACGTTGTGCAAATTGATGTTGTCAATCGACGTGTTCTTGTCAATGGTGCAGAAGATCGGACACTGCAAACAATCGGCAATGATTGGGGCGGGTTCAAAATTCAGCCCGGCAATAACACCATCGAATTGCTCACATCAAGCTGGGCAAAGCAATGTAAGGCTGAAGTATCTTGGCAGGAGGCATGGCTATGAAGGATTTTTATTTTGTGGACCGAGCATGGCACTTGCTCGGTATTGCAACTGCTGGCGGTGGTGGGAAAATCCACATTGTCGATGATACTGATGATCAGCTTATCTCAGCAGGTGCTCGCACCTATTCAGGAACCATTCTGTTCACCCCCGAACTGTCTTCTAAGGTTCAAACGATGGCAGCACGTGGCAATTACATTTTGTATATGGATGAGCGCAATAAAGCAGTCTTTATGACAATTATGGAATCAAGTCATGATCCGCTTGCTGGCGAGGAGACATTCACTGCTGAAGATGCTGGTATTGATTTGATTAACGAAACCGTTGGCCCCTATAAAGCTCCACAAGCAATGGGCATCGCCGATTATATTAGCCTATTCACGAATGACTCAGGCTTTGAAATCGGTCTTAACGAGATCCCTAATTTGAAGCGAACGCTTGAATGGACTGGCGAGTCTGACACCACTTTAAATCGTATTCTATCTGTCGCGACTCGGTTTGATAATGCTGAACTAGACTTTAGTTTCGATGTGTCAGGGACAACGGTTGTGCGCCGCTTAATCAACATTCATAAGCGCATAGGTGCTGATAGAAACATCACGCTGTATGTTGATAAAGACATCAATAAGATTGTGACGTCCGGCAGTATTTATGATCTTTATACTGCCGTTACACCGACAGGTGGCACACCTGAAAGCAAAGATGGCGAGACCGTTGATCAGCATCCAATCACACTTGAGGGCTATCAATGGACAGATCCCGATGGTCGTTACGTGTTAACGAAAGAAGGTGTTTTGCTTGACCCGGTAGCCAACCAAACATGGAGCAGACTTTTAGCTAAGGGCGGTGCACCGAGTGTCAATGCAGCGTATATCAATCGTGTTGTCACTTATACGGCGACTTCGCAAGCAACTTTGCTTCAATCTGCACTATCTGATCTTAAGGCTCACAATCATGAAGCAGTCAATTACGAGACCGACATTGCTGTGCTTCCACAAAATATCAACATTGGTGACACAATTCATTTAGCTGACGAGAATGAGCAATTGTACTTGTCGGCTCGCTTGCTAGAACTCAAATCAAGCTATTCGATGGATACGCATACAGCAACATTGGGAGACTACCTCATTGAGCATGATCAGGTAGCAGCCCAATATCGGCAACTTGCTGAGCAGATCAAAAATTTGCCTAAAACGGTTCAATACTATCCGTGGATTCGGTATGCCGATGATGACAAGGGCACCAACATGAGTGCTTTGCCAGCTGGCAAGAAGTACATGGCTATTGTTCCCAATGCCAAGTCATCCGTTCCAAGTGACGATCCGGCTGATTACGCTGGCAAGTGGGCATTGATTCAAGGGCCAAAAGGTGATACTGGTGTTGGTGTTCCGGGCCCTAAGGGAGCTGATGGCAAAACTAGCTACTTTCATACAGCCTATGCTAACAGCATTGATGGAAGTCAAGGATTTTCAACAACGGATGGTAATGGAAAGTCCTATTTTGGCCAGTATGTTGACCAGACCCAAGCGGATAGTACCGACCCAACTAAATACTCATGGGCATTGTTCAAAGGCACTGATGGCCGTGACGGCAAAGATGGTAGCGATAATGTGCCAGTCATTACTGTTGGTGCCGCGTATCCATCAGGTCCCAAAAAGGGGGATATGCATTGGCTGACTGATAGCAGCGGTGTTGTGACAGGCTATTATACCTATGATGGGATTAAATGGAACCCTTATAAGATTGACGCTAAGATTCTTTCGGCAGAAACGTTTAACGGACTAACCTTCAATGGGGTTACCTTTAATGGCTCGAGGTTCATTACACCCTTTAACGGTCACCCAAAAACAACCGGTGGGGAAGAAGATCCCCTCCAATGGACGCGGGGCATAATTTCAGTGGGTGACGGTGAAGTCAAAATGACGACGACTTCCTCTAAAACACAAAATGGAGAAGCTACTGCTACCGGTTTGGTAGAGATGAAGACTGGCGTCATATACTCCAGTCAGCAGATTGCAAATAGCAAGGAACAATTTGAAGCCATGCTGTCACCTGGTCAGCTGTTCCTGAGCCATACTGCGAACAACGGCAGTGTTGTGTCAGGTTATATCGATACGGAATTGGTCAATGAATTAAATGCACGGGGTCGTGTGATTTGGCAAGGCGGTTTTTATCCAGCAGGTAACGATACGATCATTCCGAGCATGAAGCTGTCACAGACCTTGACAGGGTGGTTGGTCATGTGGAGCCGTTACGAAAATGGTGTCATCCGTAACAACGATTATGCCTATTCGATTATCCCTCGTGGCTTAGTCGTCTATCAGGGCCTTGGCTCTAATTACTTCCGAGTAACGGCAACTATGGCTGGCCATGGTACTTTCTCAAAGCTATTATGGCTCTCAGACGATCGAATCGTTGGTGATGACGGTAATAAGCAAGGCAATGCAGCGTTTGCCGTCATCAATAACGTGTTTGCCATTTAAGGAGGCCACTTATGGAAACCAAAAATCTGATCAAGGCATTGTTTAGCCTCAATGAAGATGGCTATATCACTGGCTACCAACAGGAGTTTTGGGACGGCAAAGAATGGCAGACACCATTCGATACCACGGACGCGGTGGAAGTGGCTCCGGGCGACATTGACACAATCGTCATGGGGGCAACCAAGCTTATAGATGGTCAATTTGTGTTGGATACTTCTAAGCAGGCAGAACTCGAAGCCGAAGCTAACAAGGTGATTCCCACTCCTGAGCAACAGATGATCAACGCACTGGGCTTGCAAAACGCGCAATTGGCGGCAAAAGTCACCACGCTCACCGAAAAGTTAGGGGGCGAGAGCTGATGCGGGACTTTGTAAAACAGATGTACGCGTGGGGTTGCCAGATAGAGGGCTATGTAGAATCTGGAGCAATCACGTCTGACGAGTATAAGCAAATTACAGGCAGTGACTATGTCGCCAGCAAAAGCTAGCGGCTATTTTTGTGGAAGGAAGTGAGAAAGTGACATTTTTTGGATACACGATTGGTGACTGGGCGGAGTTCATATCAATCATAGGGGTGGGCGTGAGCGCTGGCAGCTGGCTGTTCAAAAAGATTGCCTTAGATCCATTGCGTTCTGATATTCAAATGCTTTCAGAGACAATTAATCGTCAGCTAAAACTGCACGAACAATCGCTGGCAGACTTGAATGCTCATCTGAAAACACACGATGACGAGCTTGGCAGTCACTCGGTTAGAATCACTCGATTAGAAGACCATGTAGGCATTAAAGGAGATAATGATGATGAATAATTGGACAGAGCTTTTAGTATCGCTTGCAGTAGCGGCAGTCCCAATCATTGGGGCTTGGATCTCAAAACAGTTGCTGGCTAACAAACAGGCGCTCACCTTGGTAAAGGTATTAGGCCCATTGGCAAATGCTGCGGTAACAGCGGCAGAACAGCTCGGTGTGACACAGGCGATTGACGGTGCGGTTAAGAAATCGACTGCCATTCAGGCTGTGAAAGATGGTTTAAAGGCGCTTGGTTTCACCAGCACAGACGAGCAGACGATTGCCAATGCAGTTGAAAAAGCTTATGCGGATTTGAAAGACAGCCTAGCAGAAACCTATCCGCAAAAGACAGTCGATCAGGAAGCGTCTAATCAAGACAAAGTAGCTGCCGCAGCTCAAGCAGCCGCAGATGCAGTTAAGGCTCAGCTGGCACCAGAATCTGTTGCTCCACAGCAATAAGGAGGGCACCATGAAAATTAAAACTAAACTAATCACCTTAGTAGTCGCCTTCTTGGCGGCTATTTCTTTTGCCCTGCCATCACAGGTAAATGCAGCAAATACCGATATGGTGGATACTTCTAATAACAACGGATTGATGACGTATGACAATTACTATGACATGTTGGTTCATTACGGAGTCAAAGCAGTTGTTCAAAAGGTTAGTGAGGGTACTACTTATGTAGACCCAACAGCTAAGTATAATTTGGCGAGTGCGAAGCAAGCCGGACTTTATCTTAACGGTTATCACTTTGCCCGTTACACCACAGTTGAGGGAGCACGTGCAGAAGCACGATTTGCCGTAGCCGCAGCTCAGTCTGCAGGTCTTCCAATTGGAGCTGTTCTAGCAACCGATGTGGAGGCAAGCGAGCAAGCTAATAATAGTTATGCGGCGAATACCGCAAACAACAAGGCATTTATGGAGGTTGTTCAAGCAGCTGGGTATCGGTCAACTATCTATACAATGGGTAGTTGGGTTGGCACAAAAATGTCTGTTGATAAAGGCTGGATTGCTGATTATCCATATAACACGAGTCGTTATCAATACACGAGCCATCATGCTTGGCAATTTCGGAGTGATCAACAATTCGCTGGTAGCTATGGTAACTTTGATGTCAGTCAGCTATATGATGATTTCTTTACTGCGAATCAGACACCCAGCCCGTCAGCACCTGTAATACCGGCACCAAGCCAGCCAGCGAAATCAAACGCAGCCAGTGATACCGACTATGCGCAAACTGGTGTTTTCAAGCCTTCCACGACTGTTAACATCCGCACTGGTGCCGGCACCGGCTATGCATCCGTTGGTAGCTATGCACCCGGTGAAAGCGTGATTTATGATCACGTGTATATCCGTGGCACATATGTTTGGGCACGGTACCTCAGCTACTCAGGCAGGTATCATTATGTTGCCTTGGGCGTGAATGGTGGGGAGAGCTATGGTTCGCGCAGTTCAAATGCGCAAACCTATTCGCACACGTACTACGCCGTCCGCTCTGGTGACAGCTTCTGGAGCATTGCCAGCAAGTATGGCATCAGTATGTACACACTGGCAGCCAACAACGGCAAATCAATCTACAGTTTGATTTACCCAGGTGAAAGCCTGTACATCAAGTAATGGGTTGCCGTTGAAACCAAAAAATTTAAATAAGGTGAGGTAGATTGCAAATTTAATCCGAATTTTTGGACAAATTTGTCAGCATAACCTGATACGGTGTTTGCCAGTCGAGTATTTTAAGCGGTCGCTGGTTAATTTGGAGTAACGTCGTCGTTAAATCTTGAGCACTAATGTGCTCAAAACGAGTCCCTTTAGGATAAAAATAACGTAAATTCCGATTAAAA